AGTTCCAGAACATGATGAAGAATGGGCAGAAAAAATTAGAGCCAATTTCAGTGAAGAATATTTTGCTCAAGAATTTGAATTAAAATTTAATTCAGATTCTAAATTACTTTTAGGATCTAAAGAATCGGCTTTTTTAAAGAGAATAGAACAAGAATATGTCTTTAAAGATTTGGATAAAACAGGTTTAGATGAAGAATTATATAGAAATTTAAAATGGAGAGAAGATTTTGATCCAAATGATAATTTTGATCCAGAAAAAAATTTATTTGTAATATCTATTGATACTGGTGAAGGAAGGGATTATGATGAAAACAAAGATAACGATTATAATGTTTTAAGTATTTATAAATTAGAACCTAAAAGTTTAGCACAACTTAGAAGATTAAGAAATGATGAATATTATTTAAAAAATATGTTTCGTCTTAATCAAGTTGGATTATATAGGGATAATTTAAAAGATGAAGAAATTGCAGCTAAAGTTGCAAAAGCAATAATTTTTGATCAATTAGGTGGAGAAGCATGTGTTGTTGTTCTAGAAATGAATTTTAATGGGAAATTTTTCTTAAATATTTTTTCAAAACATGATTCATATTATGATGATATTATTATGAGAACTTATCATACTAAACCTGTTTTAGGAGAAAAACCACCTAGAAAAAAAGCAGGGTTTAAAATTGGAAATGATAAAGAACATTTTTGTAAGGTTGGAAGATCTATGATTAGAGAAAAAACACTAATACCTAATGATACAATAACAATTTTAGAATTTGCTTCATTCGGTAGAAATAAAAGAGGAAAATATAAAGGAATTGCAGCGCATGATGATACAGTAATGGCAACTTTAAATATTTCTCGATTATATGCAGAACCAATTTATGAAGATAGGATATATGATATATTAGATAAAATGGAAAATAGTTCTGAAAAAGAATTAATATTTTCAATGCTGGATAAAGTTATAGTAAAAAGTGATGTTGATGATAACCTTTTTAATGCATTATATAGTGAAGATACTCAAAAAAAATATCCAAACGAATATCCAAACGAAATGAAGAATATAAATGATATTTTTGAAATTGGTTCTAAATCAAAAAATAGATATAAATCACCGCGTAATGTTATGATTAGAAAAGGTTAAAATTAATGAATTTAAAATTTGATATATAATAAAAGAATACATGATACAAAAAGTATTTAATAACAAAAAATATAAGAATAAATAATAAAAATATTATATCATTTTATGATGATACAGTATAAAAAATAATAATAAATAGTATGGCACGAATTGCATTAGATTTATCTCAATTTAAGTCAGCTGGAGTTTATACAGTTGAAGTTGACCAATCACAAAGAATATCAGTTACTACACAAACATTAAGATTAGTTCCTGGTTTTGCGGTAAAGGGTCCTTATAATGCCCCAGTTTTTATTAGATCAACAAGAGATTTAACAAGATTTTATGGAAGTATAGATACTAAACTTGAAAGAAAAGGATCTTATTTTCAAAGATCAATTGAAACATGTTTATTAGCAGCACCAGTATTTGCAATTAACTTATTAAAGGTTAATGAAGTTGATGTTTCATCAAACTTAGATGTAGTTCAATTTATACCTTTATCTATTGATTCAAGTTTAGGTAATTCATCTATAGCTGATGATATTTATATTAACTTTTTTAATAGAGAAAGATTTTGGAAACCAGATGAAGATTATTTACAAGGTATTGTAAATAACGCTTTAACAGTTTCTACTAATTTAAGTTCTGCATTACTTTCATTATCTGTTATTGGAACTAAAGATTTATCATTTATTATAAGAAAAGCTGTTGGATTACAAGGATATGGTGTAACTGCTGTGGAATGGTATGCTACTGAAGCAAATATTCCATATGAATGGATCCGTCCTTATGATTTAATGAAGGATTATTTCATTCAAATTATTGCATTTGAAGGAGATTGGTCAAATTATGGTAATCTTTCATCTGATCCTTATTATTCTACATACTTTAACACACGTGGTTTAATTCCTTCACAAATCAATAACTTTATTAATGATCAAAATGTTAGTTTAGTCGGTTCTTGGACAGGTACTATTATACCTGATTTTAAAGATCAAACAGGTGCAGAACAATATATTGAAACAGTTGTTAATGCAGCTACTTCATTAACAGGTGTATTTTTAAATGTTAATCAGGATGCTCTTGATCAATTAGTTTGGGATGAAACAAATGATCAATGGGAAATTGGTGATGGCTCCGGAGAAGATCTTGCTACTTATTTAGTTGATTTAGTAGGACATAATTTAATTGATAATGCAACTACAGATACTTCAACTGCATTCTTAAGTTACATTATTGATGTTAGTGATAATGTATTTCATAATGACGTTTCTATTTCTCAGATGGATACTACCGGAAAAATATTTAGTTTAGATGCATCTGGCACGGATAACGGAGTCGTACAAGTTGGGGCTTATGTAAAATCTGGAGCAGAAATTCAACCAGGTGTAACAAGAATTACAAATAAATATTATGATGTTTCAACTTATATAGTTCAAACTGCTGAGCCTATTGCAAATTATTTAACTACTGCAACTTCTATAAAAGTACAAAAAAATCTTGAAGATGCTTCTGTAAATGCAGCTTACAAAATGATTCAATTAGATGGTCTTAGTATTACAAACAGACATCTTCCGGGTTATGATGAAGATGGAGCAGCAAATGCTGAATCTGGTTTAGAAAAGATTTATGGGATGCTTCTTGATACAGGAATTTTAAGAGGATTAACAAATCCTGATATGATTCAATATCGTTATGTTGTTGATACCATGGCTTATGGTCTAGCTGCAAATATGGGAGGAAAATCTAATTTATCTTCTCTTGCTAAAAGAAGAGGAAAATGTACTGCACTTATAAGTGCCCCTTCTATTAAGCAATTTGCTGCTGCAGCTAATCCTTATTTTTGTGATACATTTGTATCAGGTGTTGATCCAACGCCAATTTTTAATACAGAATGGATACCAGAAGGTGGTAATCCAGATATGCCAAGAAGTTTTAAATTTACACTTCCTGATGAAGAATTAGGTTCAAAATATTGTGGTGTATTTGGTCCATTCTTAAAATATAATGAAAATGGAAAATTAATAAGTATACCACCAGCTGCAGATGTTTCAAATACATATGCTAGAAAATTCTTAGGTGGTAATCCTTATGCAATTGTTGCAAACAGAAATGGTATTCTTTCTAATCCAGCCCTTGCAGGAGTTGAATATATGATAGATCAAACAGATAGAGATTATCTTGAACCATTTGGATATAACTCAATTATTGAAAGACCTGCAACGGGACAAACTATGATCTATGCTAACGTTACTGCATATCAAAGTGTTAAAAGTGATTATAATAATTTACATGTTAGAGAATTACTTAATACTCTAGAAATCCAAATTGATGAAATTTTACAATACTTTGTATTTGATTTTAATAATCCAGTTACAAGATTAAATATTATTAATTCTGTTGCTCCTGTTCTTGAATCAGTTAAAGATGCTGGTGCAATTCAAAAATATATTTTAACCATGGATGAGACAAATAATACAGCAGATATTATAGCTGATGGTTTTGGTATAATTGATATCGATCTATGGATTACTGGTGCTCTCACTAAAATTGTTGCAAGGTATACTGTTAATTCAGAAGGTAGCGTAAGCTCCGGAGGATTTGCAGCATCTTAATAAATGAATATATAATAAAAATAAGTAAAAAATATGGCTGAAAATTTTAAAAGTCAGGGTTTATTCGGTTTATCACATTTCAGAAGTTCACGATCAGCTCAAGAGCTATACGAACCAGTATATCAAAATCTTTTTACTGTTCAACTTAATTTACCTGAAGGAGTTGGAGCAGATGAAGAATCCACTAATTTATTATTAGAAGGTATAACTAATATTGGAGGGCTTCAATCTGATTCTTTTCCTACTACATTAGCGGAACAGAAATTCAAATGGGCTTCTAGACGTTTTGCTGGTGCGAAACCAGATAAAACTACAATGGATGTGACGTTTGACTTTGAAGTAAACGTAGATAGAACTCCAAGTGCATTTACAGTTAAAACACTAAGAAAATGGTGTGATTTGGTTTATGATCCATTGACAGGAAGAACTGGATTAAAAGCTGATTATGTGGCACCATGGGCACTTATAACACTATATGATAGAGGTTCAAGACCATTTTGGCAATGGAAAATGTATTATGTATTTCCAATGACTGGAATTCCAGAAGTTCCACTGGATTATAATAGTGAAGATGTATTTAAAATTACAGGATTTACACTCGCATGTGACTACTGGGACGAAACTATAGTCTAACTAATAACAGATAATATATAATTTAAGGGAGAAATAGAAATACGTTTCTCCCTTTTTATTTAACTAAAATTTAATATCATTAGTATAATTTTTATTTTTGGGATGAGATATATAAAATAAAAGATGAATAAAGAATATGTAATTTACAAAACTACTAATTTAATTAATAATAAAATTTATGTTGGAAAGGATGAATACAATAATCCAGAATATTTAGGTAGTGG